CGCGCCCACAGCAGTACCTAGATCCGTTCGATGAGTCGTGGGCCGTTGCCCTGCTGCTGGCAGGGCGTGGTTCGGGCAAGACCCGGGGCACCACCGAGTGGGTCCGGGACGAGGACAAGCACTGGGCGGACATGCCCGAGCGCCACGGTCTCGGAGCGGATGGATTGCTCCGTGGGGCGCTGCTCTCCCGTACTGCTGCCGACGTGCGCGACACCCTGATCAACGGGCCGTCCGGGCTGCTCCACATCTACCCGCCGTCGCAGCAGGACCTGATCGAATGGATTCCCTCACGGCGCCTATTGATCCTGCCGAACGGTTCGGAGTGGTTGACATTCTCCGCTGAGGAGCCGGATCAGTTGCGAGGCCCCGCATTCAACCTCGGGGTCGCTGACGAGTTGGCGGCGTACAAGGGCAAGCCGGGCGCCGACGGACTGACGGCATGGGACAACCTCCGGATCGCCACTCGTATCGGCAGGACCCCGCAGATCGTTGCGGCCACCACCCCGAAACGTGTCCCGTTGATGCGAAAGCTGGTGCAGGATGCCTCAGATCCGGCCAAACGGATCATGGTCCGCAAGATGCGGACGATGGACAACCCCTACCTGTCACTGTCCTACCTCGATGTGCTCGACAGCCTCTACGGTGGTACAACGCTGGGGGCTCAGGAGCTTGACGGAGAGATGCTGGACGAGGTCGCGGGGGCCATGGTCAAGTCAGCCTTCATCGACAAGAACCGGGTGACTGCCCCTCCGGACGAATGGACCAGCAACGGCTGGTACCGGGTGCTCGCGGTTGACCCGTCGGTCGCTGAGAAGCCCACGGACGAGTGCGGCATCATGCTGATCACCGCTCCGAAGGCCGTCATCGCCCACAAGCGCCACGCATGGGTGCTGGAGGACTACACGATCTACGGCTCCCCGGCGGTCTGGGGTGAGCGTGCTGTGAAGATGGCTGCCCTGAACAACGCCACCATCGTGGTCGAGTCCAACCAAGGTGGGGCGATGGCCAAGCTCGTGATGGAGCAGATCGCCGCGCAGTTGAACCTGCCCAAACCGATGATCCGCATGGTCTGGGCCTCGACCAACAAGAAGGCCCGTGCTGAGCCGGTGGGTGTGGCCTACGAGAAGGGTCGTGTGCACCACGTGAACATCCTCCCCGAGTACGAGACCCAGATCACCGAGTGGACCAAGGACTCCGGGTACTCCCCGGACCGCATGGACGCTGGTGTCTGGGGCCTCTCCTCTGTGCTGCTGCCACAGGTGATGAAGAACGGGCTTCCCGGTGGGGGAACGGCCACGTCGGCCAACCACGCGGGCGTACGCCGGGTCGCCACGAAGCAGACAAGCCTGCAGCGTGCGGGAGCCCGGGGTGGCCGGTACGGGCGATAGGCTTTCAGCCATGTCATCCAGCACTCCCGAGCCCCCGAATGGCGGCTCCGCGCTGGTACCCGCGATCCTCAGCGTGCTGGCCGGTCTCACGGCCTACGCCGCAGGCAAGCAGGCGGTGCAAAGCTGGGAACAGATCATGCAGGAACTGCAGATCGGACCCAAGCTGGCTGGGGCTCTGGCCGCTGTCGCGCAGAAGGCTCTGCAGCAGATCCTGTCGCGGACCACCTCGACCGCCGCGCGGGCTGCACTCGTGGCGAACATGCAGCAGGTGGTTGACACGGCAGTGTCCGAAGGGACGCAGGTCGTGGCACAGGCTGCGAGGGCCATCGTGGAGGATCTGATTGAGATCCGGCACGCGGGAAAGCAGTGGACTGAGAAGGTCAGCCCGGCGGGCGACAAGTTCGACGCCCACGAGGACCCGTCCAAGCTGATCAAGACGGCAGTTGACCCGACTCGAATGCGGGATACCGCGCAGGATCTGTCCCGCCGCACGCATCAAGCAGTCTGGAGTGCGGCGGAGTTCCACGCTGCCGGGGAGGCAGGATGGCCCCGGGTCGAGTGGCGCAGCAAGAGGGACGCGAAGGTGCGCTCCTCGCACGCAATCCTCGACGGCCAGTCAACCGATCTGGGAACACCGTTCATCACCTACGCCGGGAATGAGATCCGGTTCCCGGGTGACCCGCTGGCGCCGATTGAAGAGACCGCGAACTGCCGTTGTTGGCTTCAAGCGCATCATTAGTGCACGTGGTAGCATCTACAGATGTTATCACCTGCTCGTGAAGCCCTCCGGTTCGAGTTCCTCTGGAAGAACGTAGACAAGCGCGGCCCTGACGAGTGCTGGCTCTACTGCGGTAGCCGGAAGTTCTCTTCGACCCTCAGGCCGCAAATGCACTGGGAGCGCACTCCTGAGCGCCATATCCGCAAGGTGCTAACTCACGTGGTGCTCTACCAGTTGACAGGGAAGTGGCCCACCTATGTCGAGCACTCCTGTGACAACTGGTCTTGCTGCAACCCAGCACACCTCATCGAGAGTGACCACCAGCACAACATGGCTTCAATGTCGGAGAGGAATCGGACCCTAAACGGGCAGAAGACGCACTGCCCGCAGGGGCACCCGTACGCTGAGTTCGCTCGGATCGGCACCCGGGGCAACGGGAAGACCTTCCGGATCTGCAAAGCCTGCGAGAGGGAGCGTACGTGGGAGAAGCGCGGAGCGCCCGGGAAGCGCGGGCCGAAGAGGCTGGATTCAGCAACTGCTCACCACTAGCACATCCACCCGAGTTTCTCGGTGACAGACAACTAAGCAGGGGTGCTACTGTTCTGACATGTCACCCCGCCCCATTAGGACAGACCTGAAGTGGTTCAACCTCGTGGGTATCGCCTTCCTGTTGGTTGCCGCAGGGCTGGCCTACTGGTTCCCACTGCAGGCCATCGTCGCCGCCGTGATAGGGACCGGGCTCATCGCATTGGGGGCACAGGAAAAGTGAATGAATCCGGGGATGAAAGCATGGATCGGCCCAAGCCGGTTGGGTGTTCTTCCATCTCCGGAAAACACTCAGCCATGCAAGTCACCACGCTGAACCGGATCGCCGTGATTGCGTGGGTGAAGCGCAAGGGGGGTCTCGCCCGGATCTCCCGCGACGGGGTCGGGGTATGGAAGTGCGGCTCCCGCCTCCGCAATGCCTACATCGGGGATTGGATCGTGTACCTCGATGCTGAGTTCGTCGTGATCCCCGATCCCTCCTTCAGCCAGTCGTTCCGCCTCATCGACGGTCCTGCCCCGCGCATGCGGCGGAAGGTCAGTGCGTGATCCTCGAAGCGGCGACCATCATTGCTGCCACTGCTCGACTGTCCGCGCTGATCGCGCAGGACGAAATCACTGAGCCCATCCGCCAGAAGGTGGACCAGTGGGCTCTGGATGCCCCCTACGGCTCCCCGCGTGAGCGCGTGGCATACCTACTGTCCTGCTCCCGTTGCTCCTCGATCTGGGCGGCAGGCATCGTCATGGCCCTCTGGTCCTCCGGGAACGCAGGACGCGCTCTGGTACGGCTGTTGGCCGTGTCCCAGAGCGCGTTGATCGTGCTGGACGCGCAGGAGCGCCTAGCTCTCTGAACGGCAGGCGTTCGCGTAGGTCGGGTAGTCGCTGGCCGTGATCTTGGCGGTCTGATCCCCGATCTTGTCGGCCTGCCTGCTGAGTTCATCGGAGTCGAAGTTGGCGGCTGCCGTGAAGGCGTCCGAAACGATGGACATGGTCTCCCCGAAGATCGCGATGATCTCATCGGCCTCGTCCAGTGCCCGCAGGCAGGACTGGGGCACTCCCGAGGACTCTCCCGCTGTGGTCACGGTGACTGCGGGAGCCGGTGCCGAAAGCTCGGCTGCTGCACTGCCGCCCTTCCCGGCGCCGTACCCGACACCGATGAGCAGGAAGACGGCCAGAGTGAGGACCACGGTCTTCAGGAATCCACCGCGCTTCTTCTTGGGCGGTTCGGGAGCGTACGAGGGTGTGGGCTGCATCGGGTAGGGACTGGTCATGGGTAGGTCTCCGTTTCTGTGTGTATCTCTTCCACGCAGAAGCTAACACACAGAGACACTTGCATGCAAGCACACAAAATAGATAGGCTGCGCCACAGTTCAATCAGGCCCACGACCCGTAGGATTCAGCACATGGCAAAGAGAACAGCACCGAGCGTGACTGCGCCCCCCGTTGAGCCTTCCCTCGCGCCGGAGGGCGTAGTCACTTCCGGGATCGACCTCGGGCCGAACGGCCTGCTGGAGGCCGGGAGTACGGCAGAGATCGTGGCGGACATGTTCCCCGCACGGATCTCCCCCAAGCCCGCCGCACTCCCGAACGTCACCAAGATGCGGGTCGTGATCACGGACCAGACGCTGACCATTGCATGGCCCGGAGGGTTCCAGAACGGCATCCCGGTGGTGCACCGCTACGACGTGCGGATCAACGACGCCGACAACGCGAGCTTCCGGGGCGGGGAGGTCGTCACTGTGGAGGGCGACACTTTCGTCATCGAGCGGGGCAACGGCTGCGCCTGTGGTGCGGCAGGCCTGAAGACGTGGCACCCGTTCCCGCAGGTCAACCTGACGCAGCGGGCCAAGACGGTCGTGTCAACCGGACCACAAACCGTTGGAGCAGTGCGCTACTCGCGCGGCTGATCCACCTACTACGCCGATAGGATTCCTGACATGGGCGTTTTCCGTCGTGAGCAGAAGACCGAAGCATCTCCTTACGGCGTGCAGCGGGCGCTGACCGCATCCGCGAAGAAGCTGGGCAAGAAGCAGATCACACAGTTGGCCACCGGAACGATCCCGTTCCGTGAGTGGCAGCGTGAGGCGTGGGTCGGGTACGACGCGGTAGGCGAGATCCACTACGGGTTCTCCGTCGTGGGCAACACACTGAGCCGCATCCGGGTCTACGCCGCCGCGATCACCACCACCGATGAGGTTCCCGTCCCCCTTGATGAGGACGACGGAAAGAACGTGAACTCGGAAGTCGCGCGCATGGCGAGCGAACTGATGTACTCGTTCACCTCCACGGACTTCGCCTCGATGATGCGCGCCTTCGCCCTGAACATGTCGGTCCCCGGAGAGTGCTACCTCATCGACATCGGCAAGGAGAGCCCGAAGTGGGCGATCAAGTCCGTGGACGAGGTCAAGATCGAAGCCGACAAGATCTCTCTGGTGCCCCGCGCAGATCTGGCCTCCACCACCTCCCCCGACCGCATCCTCGCGAAGAAGACCGGGCAGGTCTGGGACAAGGATCTGGCCATCGGTCGGATCTGGCGCCAGCACCCGCGCTACTCCGAAGAGCCCGACTCCTCGATGAAGGCCATCGCTGACCCGATTGAGGAGCTTCTCCTGCTCGGTCGGCTGGTGCGCTCCACCACGCGCGCCCGGCTGAACAACGGCATCGTGTTCATCCCCGAGGGCGTTACCACGGCAAGCTCCGTGGAAGGGCAGGCCGGGACCTTCCCGGACGAGGACGGCGCCCCCACCGCTGAGGCTGCTTCCTCGGATCAGGGCAACTCGCTGCTGGCCGAACTGATCGACTCGGCCATGACCCCCATTGAGGACGAGTCGGCCCCGTCGTCGGTCGTCCCCCTGATGCTCACCGGCCCGGGTGAGGCGGGACAGCAGATCCGCCACATCACCTTCGAGCGGTCCTCGGACCAGTGGCTGGCGGATCGCGCGGAACGGGCTCTGGAGCGCATCCTGCAGGGCATCGACATCCCCAAGGAGATCGTCACCGGACTCCAGAACGTCAAGTATTCCAACGCGATTGCGATCACCGAGGACTTCTGGAAGTCCAACATCGAGCCGCTGGCCATCGTCTTCGCGGACGCTGTCACCGAGATCTTCCTGAGGCCCTCTCTGGTGGCCATGGGCGTGGACCCTGAGGATGCTGCCCGCGTCACGGTCTGGTACGACCCGAGCGAGATCGTCACCCGCCCGAACCACGCCGACGACGCCACCCTCGGTTACGACCGCTCGATGCTGTCTGCAGATGCGTGGCGCCGCGAGCACGGGTTCTCCACCCTCGACAAGCCGGACGAGGCCGAACTGGCCATGCAGTTGTTGATGAGCAAGCTGCCCTCGCTGCCCGAGGACGTTGCCGCCACGCTGCTGCAGATCGCCCTCCCGAAGCTGTTGGGTAAGCAGCGGGACGACAACCTTGCCGCACAGGCCATCCCCTTCCCCGACGCCGCAACCAACATCCTGAGCGGGAACCAGCCCGCCGCTGCCCCGCCTGCAGCACCTGCATCAGACCTGAACCCGAACGGGGACACCAACCTCCCCGCCGCACCTGCAGCAACGGAGACCGCAGCATGACCGATGATGGCGTTGACAACTCCTGTGTGATCGTTGCAATCCCCGGCCCGAACTCGGCGCCGGTACAGGAGGACGGACAGCACATCACCCTGTGCTACCTCGGTGAGCCCGCGCTCGATCAGGCGGAAGCTGAGGAGTACGCCAACACGCTGCAGTCCCTGTGGGACGAGATGGGTGGTGCCTTCTCGGTTGACACGCTTGGCACCGGGTTCCTCGGTGACGATGAGGATTCCCACGTCCTGCTGCTCGACAAGCCGAAGCTCACCGAACTTCGCGACATGATCATGGCGCTGCCCGGCATCGAGCAGCACATGGCCAAGACAGAGCAGTACCCGGACTACACCCCACACATGACGTTGGGGTACAAGAGCGACGGCTACACCCCCGGTCTCGTGAGCATCCCGAGGATCGACATCGTCGGTCTGGGGATCTGGAACGGCCTCGTGCAGGACAACACGACCAACGCGCCGATGATGGCCTCCGCCGGGGAGTGGATCGACAAGCTCCACCCGCGCGGCAAGGACGGCAAGTTCATCCGCAAGTTTGGGATCGTCAAGTTCCTGAGTGGACTGACCGGGAACTGGGAGTACGGCAAGGTCGTCGGCATGTCCAACCCGGACAGTGGCCTGAAGATCACCGTGCGCCCCTCCGACCTGTCCGGCACCCCCACCGGCAAGCCCGACATCGACCTGCCGAACTCCAAGATCTACGCCGCTCCGACGGCCAAGGCCAAGATGACCACCACCGGGATGGTCAAGACCGGCGGGCAGGCCGGGTCCAACCCGGGTGGCTTCTACGACACCAAGCCCTCTGAGGCGGTTGTCATGGACTCGGTACCCACCAAGGATTTCAGTGAGTACAGCAACGTGTCTGAGGTCAAGGTCGGAGACCGCGTGCAGTGGGCGTCCGGCTACGACGACAGCCAGCAGACCACCTACCTGAAGTCCGGCACCGTCACCGTAGCGGGGGAGGACGGGCAGGAGATCACCGTCAAGCTCGATGTGGGCGAAGAGGTGTCGGAGAACGTCTGGCACTTCCAGCCCGAGCCCGCGAAGCCTGCCCCGGACAAGTTCTACGTCAAGACCGCGAAGTCGGACAAGCACGGCCAGAACGAGGCCCTCGCGAACGCCCTGTACGAGGAGGCCGGTGTCGCAGTCCCCGAGGTCAGCTACAACCCGGACACGAAGGAGATCTTCTCGAAGGTCATCCCGAACTCGAAGCAGGACGCCGGGGACCACATCCAGTCGCAGGACACGGCGTGGTTGACACGGGTCCACGAGGACTTCGTCGTGGACGCTTGGCTAGCGAACTGGGACGTGTTCGGCATGACCAACGACAACGTCCTGACCACGGAGGATGGCACCCCGGTCCGGATCGACAACGGCGGGGCACTGCTGTTCCGCGCACAGGGTGCGGCCAAGGGCTCGGCGTTCACCTCCACCGTGGGGGAACTGGAGAGCCTGAAGGCCAAGCGCCCGCAGGTCTACAAGGACATGGAGAAGTCCTCCGAGATCGACGGCGCCCAGCGCGTTGTCGCGATCTCTCCCGAGCGCATCGAAGAGATGGTCGCCCAGCACAACCTCCCGAAGTCACTGGCCGACACCCTGAAGGCCCGCAGGCAGTTCATCGCAGCCACCTACAACATCCCACTGCCGGAATCCCTGCAGCCCGCCGGTTCGGAGTACCCGACCTCGGCCCCGCTGGTGGACCCGGTTGACGACATGCTCGGTGGGGGAATGCCGCGAAAGTGGTCTCGCCAGACCACTGACCTGTTCTCCCTCGCGATGGTTGCTGAGCCCGGAGACTCCATCCGGACCAGTCAGGGCACCAGCATCCTCGGCACCCTGAAGGTCTCGCAGGAGAAGATCGACATGGGCACTCACCTCGCTGCCCTGCAGGCTGAGGGTGGCCCGTTCCAGATCTACAAGAACCCGACCGGACTGCGTATCCCGCACAACGGGGTGTTCCCGACCACTCCGGCCAACGCCTCGATGCTGGCCGAACTCGACTTCGAGCGCGGCGACCGGCTGATGGTGAACGGTGAGGTCTTCAACGTCCTCGGTGTCAACCGCTCGACCAAGAACATCCTCTTGGCCCCACCGCAGAAGGCTGGTGCCACCGAGGCGCCGTACCCGTTCGTGCTGAACCTGCTCAACCTCCCCGGTGACGAGGTCAACACGATCCGCTGGAACCCCGAGGCGCTCAGCGTTCCCGAGCCCGAAGGTAAGACCGGTCAGGATCTAGCGTCCACGCAGGCCATCAAGGCCGATCTGGTGGAGCCGATCCCGGACTGGGAGAAGCAACTGCTGGGCATCCCGCTCGACACTGCCGTGGAGCCCGAGGCGGAGATCACCCCGGTCAAGATGGTCCCGAAGTGGGACGGCGTCAGTGCCTTCGAGCCCGGGATGGACCAGATGGAGCAGCTTGCTGACTTCTCTGACCTGCAGCCCGGAGACCTCGTGATGTACGAATACTCCAGCTTCAAGCCGGACTACTACATCGTGGGTGAGGTAGACCCGAACTACACGAACGACTACTCCATTGCTCCGGGGGCCTTCATGGCTACGAAGGGCTGGGAGCAGGGGAGCGAGACGGAGTACGCTCCGGGCTCCGCCGAGATGGCTGCCCAGCACGGAATGGGTGACACTCCGGTGTATTACTACACCGGCCCGAAGGACGTGGCCCCCGGCAAGCCTGCCAAGCCCGAGGACACCGTCGCGGTGTCTGACAGTGGCATCCAGATCCCCGTCGCGGGCGAGATCTCCGGTCAGACGCTGTACGACACGATGACCTACAGCGACTACCTCAACAAGCAGGCCACGGTCACGCAGCCGGGCGGGCAGACCTTCACCGGCAAGATCCAGTTCACTGGGCCGAAGATGACCCCGATTGTGAACACCTTCGAGGACGGTCCGGTAAAGATCTTCGAGTCCTCGACCATCAAGATGCACGACCCCGATACCTACATCGTGCCTGCTGCCCAGAAGCCGAAGACGGTTGACACGAGTGGCAAGAAGAACATGGTGCTGGGCGATGGCACCAAGGCGGAGACCGGAGACAAGGTCACCTCCAAGGTGGACGGTCAGGAGTACACGTTCGTCAAGCCGAAGGGCCCCTACGCCGTCGTCACCGATGCGGCTGGCAAGGAGTTCATCAAGAAGGCCAGCACGATGGAGCAGCCGGGCAAGGCGCCTGACGCTGCTGCTCTGGTTGCAGGCAAGCCGGTCACCGCCGATGGCAAGGAGCCCGTTCTGGGCATGCACGTGGAGGCCAAGGACGGCAAGGCCGGGGAGATCACGATGATCTCCCCCGACGGCAAGTTCGTCTTCTTCGTCTGGAACGGCAAGAAGGTCCGCAAGTCCGTCGGCACGCTGACGGTGCTCTGGACTCCGCAGGGTGTGGAGCCCACGGTCAAGCCCGGCGCCGAAGCCCCGATGCAAGGCCTCCCGGATGTGCAGTACGCCCAGTGGAGTGATCTGGTCAACGGCCTCCCGAACGAGGGGTTCGAGGGCGAGAAGGTTGCCTACAGCGCACTGGACAGCAACTCCATCGTGTACGTCGCGCACGCGGACGGCACCCTCCACGTGGAGCCCTACGCGAACCAGCCGCAGGACTCCATCGCACACTTCAGCCCCACCTCCGTTCCGGTGGTGTCCACGGTCGGCCTGACCGAGCAGATCGCGTACCCGACGACGGCGGCACACCTGCCTCCGCTGGCTCCCGATCACACCCACTACGGCGCCATGTTCGGTGAGCACTACCTGCTCTTCACCCCGCAGCAGGCCTCTGGCGGCAGCATTCAGGCGGTGGACTACGAGGGCAACTCCTACCAGTTCTCGAAGAACGCCCCGATCCTGCTGACCGCAGTCAAGTCCCCGCAGTACGACACCGAGAAGGCCTTCGACTACAACGCAGCCACGCTCCTGTTCACGAAGTCGGTATCCGAGAACGACACCGCTTACGACCTCACCTCGTGGAAGGCCAAGGGCAAGCTGAAGCACGGCTCGATGCTCTCCCTCAACGGCACTGACTGGGTTG